CGGCCGGCGGCACGCCGGGCGCGATGCCGGTCGCGGTGCTGGACGCCGGCCTGGCGGCGCGGATCGGCGCCAGGGGGCAGGCGGTGCGCTTCAGCCAGGAGACGGCGGTTAAGCAGTTGTCCCGCCATGGCGATGTTAACGCGAGCGATTACGCAAGATTGCAGGCGATGATGGATCGCGGCGAGGCGATTCAAGATGGGCCGCTGCATCTGGTGTTCCAGAGTGTCGAGGGCGCGGCGCTATGGCGCGCGGTTCTGAAGGCCACGAAAGACGGGCGCGAGTTGTATTTGCAGAGCCTGCACCGGATCAGGCCGCGCCACGCGCGGCGCATGCGGCTGATCGGCGACGTTATCGAAAGAGAATAGCGCGCCCGGTAGGTCGGAGATCCCTACGCGGGGCCGTGGCCCCGGTGTTCCGAATATAATGACTCGGGCGCGATCCGATCATAGCCGATCCAGCATCGAATTCAAATAGCGGTTCAATCGCGTTTTAAGCGCCGTACAGCGATGCGGCCGCCTGGATGCCTCGTGGCGCATCGGAATTCTTTAAACATTGAATTAAACGCCCGTAACGCGCGCGTGGCCCGGCGCGTGGCGGATAGTGCGGTGGATCGGGGGCGGAACCACGAGATACCCCTCCCGCGGGCTCTTTAACGGCGATTGAAAGCGGGATGGAAATGCCTGCCGTCGATGGCGGCTTGCCCGGAACGCGTTCCGGGTATTCGGCGCGACGGCGAATAGGGATGATGCGGCCATCATGATTTGAAGGGCGACGCATTGCAACCTTTTGAAATCTTCAAGCCCGGCCGGCACACGGCGATGAGCGGCAAGACGATCGAATTCAGCGAATCCGATCTCGCCGCCACCGCCGCCGCCTATGACAAGGCGGTGCACGAGGCGCCGATCGTCGTCGGCCATCCGGCGTCCGACGACCCGGCCTATGGCTGGGTCGCCGGGATCGCCTTCGCCGATGGCGTGCTCACCGTGACGCCGGATCAGATCGATCCCGATTTCGACGCGCTGGTTGGCGCCGGCCGGTTCAAGAAAGTATCGGCTAGTTTTTACGAACCCGACGCGCCGGGCAATCCCGCACCCGGAACCTATTATTTGCGCCATGTCGGTTTCCTTGGCGCCCAGCCGCCGGCGGTCAAGGGGCTGAAGCCCATCGCCTTCGCCGATGGCGAGGAGGGCGTGATCGAATTCAGCGACTACGCGGATGGCATGTTCGTGCGCGTCCTGCGCCGCATGCGTGAATTCTTCATTGCCGAGTGCGGAACCGAGAAAGCCGACGCGGTGCTGCCTGGATACGAGATCGATTTATTGCAGGAAGACGCCGCGCGGGTCGAGGTCGTGGCGGCCTTCGCCGAGCCCGCAAGCAAATCCGAAACACCCAAGGAGATCGACATGTCCAAAACGGGCAAAAATGAGCTCGACGCGCGCGCCGAGAAGTTGACGCATGACGAGGCGGCCTTTGCCGAGCGCGAGACCGAAATGGACGCGCGCGACGCCGAGCTGAAAAGCGGCCAGGCGAAACTGCGCCTCGCCACCGCCACCGCCTTCGTCGAGGGCCTGGCGTCCGAGGGCCGCGTGCCGCCCGGCCTGGCCGATGGCCTGGCCGCGTTCTGCGCCTCGCTCGACGATGGGCAGACGCTTGAATTCGGCGAAGGCGACAAGGCGGTGAAAACCGGCCCGGCCGCGTTCTTCAAGGAATTCCTCCGCGCCTTGCCCAAGCAGATCGACTTCGCCGAACGCTCGGCCGAGGAGGGTGCTGGCGCGGTTGACGCGGCCGACCCGCAAGCCCTGGCCAACGCCGCCGTCGCCTATCAGGAAGATATGCGCGGCAAGGGTGTGGAAATTACGGCCGACCAGGCGGTCCGCCATGTCGAGAAGGAGAACGCCAAGTGAACCCGACCCTGACCAAGAGTTTCACCGCCGGCGCCGCCGTCGCCAAGCGGCGCATCGTGAAGCACGGCGCCAGCGCCGGCCAGGCGATCCAGGCGGCCGCCGTGGGCGACGCCATGTTCGGCGTGTCCGGAGACCTCGACGCCGCGTCGGGCGATCCGGTGGACGTCCATGTGGCCGGCATTCCCGAGGTCGAATACGGCGCCGCCGTCGCCGCCGGCGATCCGATCACCAGCGATGCCGTTGGCCGCGCGGTCAAGGCCGCGCCGATCGCCGGGGTCAACAACAATGTCATCGGCCACGCCATGGTGCCCGGCGTTATCGGCGATATCGGCAGCGTCATCATCGCCGCCGGCAGCTTGCAGGGATAAGGAGATATCATGCCCGCACCCTTTCCAATTCAGCCATCCCTCGTCGCGATCACGATCGCGTACCGCAACACGGCTTATATCGCCGACGGCGTGATGCCGCGCGTGCCGGTGGGGTTGCAGGAATTCCGCTACTGGAATTATCCGATCGAGGAGAGCTTCATCATTCCCGACACCAAGGTCGGGCGCCGGTCGCAGCCGAACGAGATCGATCTGACGGCGACCGAGCTGACCAGCAAGACCGAGGATTACGGGCTGGAAGACCCGATTCCGCAAGCCGATATCGACAACGCGCCGGCCAATCACAACCCGGTCGACCGCGCCACCGTTCAGCTCACCGATTACGTCATGCTGGACCGCGAGAAGCGGGTCGCCGATCTGGTGTTCGACGCCAATCAGTATCCGGTTGGCAACAAGGTCACCCTGGCCGGCATCAGCCAATTCAGCGATTTCGCCAATTCCGATCCGATCGGCGTGATCCTGGCCGGGCTGGACGCCTGCCTGATGCGGCCCAACATCATGACCATCGGCCAGGCGGCGTGGACCAAGCTGATCCAGCACCCGAATATCATCAAGGCGGTGCATGGCAATTCCGGCGACACCGGAATCGCCCAGCGCGCCGCCGTCGCCAGCCTGTTCGAGCTGGAGGAAATCCTGGTCGGACAAAGCCGGCTCAACACCGCCAAGAAAGGCCAGGCGGCCGCGCTCAGCCGGGTCTGGGGCAAGCATATCTCGCTCAGCTACCGTGACCGCAACGCCGATAGTCGAAACGGCATCACGTTCGGTTACACCGCCGAATGGGGCGGCCGGGTCGCCGGAACCGAGCAGGATTCGAAGATCGGCCTGCGCGGCGGCACCCGCGTGCGGGTCGGCGAATCGGTCAAGGAGCTGATCGTCGCCGGCCAGGCCGGGTACTTCATCCAGGATGCCGTAGCGTAAGCGAATGCGGAAGCGTAAACGAATGCGGAAGCGAAAGGAAAAAATCATGAGCCCCACCTACCGCGCCAATTGGGCGATCCAACTCGACGGCGAAGCGCTGGAGGAAGGCGACGCCGTCGAGCTTACCGAGGAGCGGGCCGGACCATTGCTGGCCGGCGGCTCGATCTCGCTAGCCGTCGATACGCCGGCGGCGGCCGTTGATGCGGGGCCATCGGACCCCGATATCCGCAAACAAGCGATCATGCAAGCGATCGCCGGTCTCGATTTGGACAATCCCGATATCGTAACGGCGGGAGGCTTGCCCAAGGTCGAGGCCGTCGAAGCCGTGCTCGGCTGGAATATATCGGCCGACGAACGCAACCGCTCCGCCACCGCGGTCAGAGCGGCCGCCGATTTTACCTAACCCCTCATGCCCTACGCCGTCAAACAGGACATGATCGACCGCTTCGGCGAGCGGGAGCTTATCCAGCTCACCGACCGGGGCGATTATCCGGCCGGCGCGATCGACGACACGGTGCTGACCCGCGCGCTGAGCGATGCGGATGAGCGCATCGATTCGGAGATTTCCGGCCGCTATACCCTGCCGCTAAGCGCGGCGTCGCAGCGCCTGGTGCGAGTCGCGGCGGTCCTGGCGCGCTACTATCTATATGACGACGGCGCGCCGGAAGGCGTGAAGGACGCCCATGACCAGGAGATCGCGTTCCTGAAGCGGGTCTCGGACGGCAAGGCCGATCTGGACGTGGCCCCGGCGCCGAACAGCACCGGCGGCGCGCAGACCAGCGCGCCGGAGCGCATCTTTACCCAAGACAGTCTGGCCGGCTACTGATGGCCGCCATCGCTCTTCAATTCGACACGCGGAGCATCGACCGGCTGGCCGATAATTTCGCGGCCATCGCGGCGGAAGTC